ATGCTCCTAAAGGAAAGAGACCAAGCCGAGAAGAAATGACCAAGGTTGTAACTGCTAAGCCAGTGAAGCCTTCAGTGGCAGATGTTAAGCCAGACGATCAGGATTACTGGACTACACCTGTTAATGAGTTTAACAAAGTAGTCGATGCGCCTGTCATGCTTGATAAAGCAATGGATCTTGTGCAGGACATATTAGGCACTGGAGAAGCTCTTGAAGCACAAAGCTGCGAGCATGGACATATGCAATGGCGTGACGGCGAAAAGAATGGCAAGGCGTGGGGTGGCTATTTCTGTACATACGCAACACGCACAGGAGAAGCAAAGTGCCCTACAAAGTGGTACAACCTTGGATCAGATGGAAAGTTTCATTCACAGAAAGCGAGAGTGTAATGGGAAACATTGGAATTAAGATCAATGGCGAATGGGTCGATCTTATGTCCGCCTTTGTGCCATGTCAGTTATGCAATGAGCCAGTCCAGATCAAGGATCTAGAAGATATTTCATCCGACTCAGTCAATGGCGTAGTTACATGGCAATGTGGTAAGTGCAAGGCTGTCAATGGATGATTCAGAGAAGCTTTTAATCTTCTTAGTGTTATGCCTGTTTATTGGTGGCGTTGCTATGGGCTACATGGCGCATGGCTAGTCAAGCAAGAAAACACAGAGGTTTCCGCACAGAGCGTGTTGTCGCACAGTACCTATCGACTGTCTGGCAAGGCGCATGTGTGGGAAGGGGTAGTGGCAAGGATATTGTTAATGTGCCATTCGATGTTGAAGTCAAAGCCCGCGCTGGATTTCAACCGAAAGCATATTTAGCACAGCTGAAAAGCCGTACAGCCATTTCGGGGGAATTGGGCTTTGGGGTTATCAGACTCAACGGACAGGGTGAGGATGCGCGTGATTATGCCGCGATAATCCGACTTGAGGATCTCTTGCCACTACTCATATTAAAGTATGGTCACTTAGACAAAGAACCCACAGAGGCAGACATTGACCACTGCCAGTTATGTGGATCATGGATGATCAGGAGATGCTTAACATGCCAGCCTACGACTACCGATGCACAGCCTGCAATCTCAGTCAAGAGATTACACACGGATGGAACGATAGACCAGTGATTCCATGCAGCTATTGCAATGCACCAATGGTCAAAGGATTTAGTGCTAATGCTATCCACTTTAAGGGCAAGGGCTTCTATTCTACGGATAAATAGTCATCCACAGAAGTTATCCACAGCCGGTGATTAGGAGGATCTATGAAACGAAACACCGCTCTGAGCAGGACTTTTACAAATGGATTTGACAGCGATGGTACGCTAACGGCGCAGAGCCTATCAAAGGCTCACCGCGACCCGCTGAGGCGGGTAGGTCGCGGGGTGCTAGTAGCTATTGGGATATCTCTATTCTCAATGCAGAATGCTGGCTCTACAAACTTACAAGATATATCTATGACTCCTAAGCAATATGCATATTACTCATTAGGAGATCTTAAACAATATAAATGCATAGCAGCTTTATATGGTAAAGAATCTGCCTGGAATCCAGATGCTCGTAATGGTAGTCATGCAGGCATACCACAAGGTAGATCTAAATGGCTATTAACAGCTACACCAATACAGCAAGTAGAGTGGGGCTTACGCTACATTAAGCATAGGTACTCAACGCCTTGCAAAGCCTATGAACATTGGAAGGCTAAGGGATGGCATTAGACAAGCTGAACAGCAGGCGTTATCGCGAGCAGCGCAAACGCGTGTTTATGCGTGATGGTAGAGCATGCCAATTGTGTGGTACAGATGAAGGTGAGATGCACATCGATCACATAATCCCACGCAAAGCTGGTGGCGATCATAGTCTCGACAATCTAAGAGTGTTATGCAAGTCATGCAACCTGCGCAAGGGTGCGCTCAATGAGGGGGTTTTTTTAGCACAGACGGCTACCCCCCCTGTCTTTCTCGACTATATCTCCCCGACACAGTCCGAACCGATGCTGGACAGTCCGTTTAAGACCCGACCCAGTCCAGACCAATGACAACTAAGCCCAGAAAGTCCAAAGCCCTACGAGGGGCAACCAAGCCACGGCTTCACAGTCCACTTCTCAAGGGCGAAAACAAGCTGCAAGATGTAAAAGATCTATGCGCGATCGTCAAGATGCCTTTGATGCCGTGGCAGGACTTCGTGCTCAAGGACATGCTTACTGTGGACAAGAAAGGCATGTGGATTCGTAAGACAAACCTTATTTTAGTAGCCAGGCAGAATGGTAAGACACATCTGGCGCGTATGTTAATCCTTGCTCACTTGATTAAATGGAATACCAATGTCCTTATTATGTCCTCAAACAGAAGCATGGCACTAGACACCTTCCGACAAGTAACACACCTATTGGAGACCAATGACCACCTTAAAGGATTCGTTAAACAGATCCGCCACGCCAACGGCACTGAAAGCATTGAGATGTTATCTGGAGCAAGGCTTGATGTTGTCGCAGCAACTAGAGACGGCTCTCGCGGTCGATCAGTCAATGGACTGCTCTACATCGATGAAGTCCGAGAAATCACAGAAGATGGATTTAGAGCTGCTACTCCTACAACTAGAGCTCACCCAAACTCTCAAACGCTTCTTACCTCTAATGCAGGAGACGCTTTCAGCACTGTACTCAACGACCTACGGGAAAGAGCTATCGACTACCCACCCAAGTCTTTTGGATTCTATGAATACTCAGCACCCCAGTACTGCAAGATAGACGATCGCAATGCATGGGCTTTGGCTAACCCCTCTTTGGGATACACCATCACAGAAGAAGCGATTGAGGAAGCGATTGCTACTTCACCGATTGAGAACACGCGTACTGAGACTCTTTGTCAATGGATCGATTCGTTAAGTAGTCCTTGGCCACATGGAGTTTTGGAGGACACATCCGATAGCACACTCGAAATGAGTCCAGGGGCTTATACTGTATTCGGTTTCGATGTCAGTCCGTCACGCAGGAACGGATCATTGGTCGCAGGACAACTTCTCCCAGATGGGCGGATTGGCATCGGGATTCTGGAGACTTACAGCTCACAAGTTGCTATCGATGAATTGAAGATGGCAGCGAGTATAAAGGCTTGGTGTGACATCTATAAGCCACGGCTAGTCTGTTATGACAAGTACGCCACCCAGACAATCGCAGATCGTCTAGCCAATGCTGGAGTTATGGTTGAGGATGTTTCGGGTCAGCAATTCTACAAAGCCTGCGGAGATCTCTTAGAAGGTCTAGTTAATGCTCGCGTAGTCCACAATGGGCAAGCCGAGTTGATCCAGCAGATGAATAACTGCGCAGCTAAAGTAAATGATTCTGCATGGCGAATTATCAAACGAAAGTCAGCGGGAGATATCTCAGCTCCTATTGGTCTGGCAATGGTCGTAAGTAAGTTAATGATCCCAGTTGCTAAACCTCAGATTTACACCTAGACACACCCTATGTAATATGTCAAATGCTTGACATGTGCTACCATTTCTGTCTATGGGTAAAATACTGCAAGCGTTCGGTCTAGAATCTAAGCCTTTAGTACAGGCTCAAGCTGCGCCTCAAGTCCTTGGCGAGTATTCACCTTATGCAATGCCGTTTCAGACTGCATACATTGGTCGCACAGAAGCGATGTCAGTTCCGGCACTTATGCGTTGCCGCAATTTACTTGCTGGCACAATCGGTGCAATTCCTTTAGAGCTTTATAAAAAATCTACTAACGAAGAACTTGGCTCACCTGCATGGTTAGAGCAGCCTTCATATTCCCAGCCACGATCTGTAACTATTGCATGGACTGTCGATTCATTACTTCTGTATGGTCAAGCATTCTGGAAAGTAGTTGAGGTTTATCAGGAAGATGGTCGTCCATCTCGCTTTGAGTGGATCGCTAACAATCGAGTAACGATTACTCTTGATAGCACTAATACTTTTGTTAGATCTTATGCAGTCGATGGCATTACATTACCAATGGACGGCTTGGGATCTCTTGTTACATTCCAGTCACTAAGCGATGGCATCTTAAACACCGGTGCTTCTACAATTCGTGCAGCCATCGATGTTCAGAAGGCAGCAGCGATTGCAGCAGCTACACCAATGGCAACTGGTTACATCAAGAACACAGGCGCGGATCTAGATCCAAAAGAAGTTTCGGGATTACTAGCTGCATGGCGTACTGCTCGTAACAATCGCTCAACTGCATACTTGACATCAACTCTTGAATACAACCCAGTGTCATTCTCACCAAAAGACATGATGTACGGAGAAGCAATCTTTAATCTTGCTACAGAGATCGCTCGTCTATGCAATGTACCTGCTTACTATGTTTCAGCAGATCAGAATAATTCTATGACTTATGCCAATGTGCAAGATGAGCGTAAGCAATTTTTAACATTATCCTTGCAGCCATTTATCACTGCGATTGAAGATCGCTTGTCAATGGATGACATTACTGCTCGCGGCAATGTCGTGAAATTTGATATTGACAAAAACTTCTTGCGCACTGATCCACTGCAAGAGCTTGCAGTAATTGAAAAACTCCTAGCCCTTAACCTGGTTACCCAAGAGCAGGCTATGGAAATGACAGATCTAACACCTAACGGAAGCAATGGTCTAGTATGAACCAAGTAATCACCTTCTCAGCTGATCTTACAGCAGACTCAGCCAATCGCACAGTATCAGGCAAGATTGTGCCTTTGAATGTCGAAGCAGGATCGACAAACATGGGCAAAGTAATCTTTGCTTCTGGATCTATTGCTATCGAAGATCCTAAGTCAATCAAGCTTCTAAGCCAGCACGATAACAAGAAGCCTCTAGGTCGCATGGTTTCATTTAGCGAATCAGAGAACTCAATCGATGCAGTCTTTTCTATTAGTCGCTCTCAACGCGGTACAGAAGCCTTAATCCTTGCAGAAGAAGGATTGCAATCAGGTCTATCAATCGGGGCAGAAGTCCTCAAGTCAAAGATCAAGGATGGCGTGACTTATGTATCCGCTGCTCGCTTGGTCGAAGTAAGTTTAGTAACAGAGCCAGCCTTTAAGTCTGCTCAAGTTACTGATATTGCAGCAGAAGAATCTGCTGTAGAAGAATCAACCCAACCAACAGAAAGCGAGACAGCCACCGTGGAAGAAACCACTCCAGCAGTCGAAGCAACACCAGTTGAAGCACCAGCGGTCGAAGCTGCTCGCCCAACTGTTTCAGCAGCATACTTCACAAAGCCACGCATCGAATTGACAGCAGCTAAGTATGCAGAAAACTCAATCCGTGCAGCAATGGGAGACGAGAATGCTCGTCAGTACCTACGCGCAGCAGATGACACATCAGACAACGCAGGTCTTGTACCAACACGCCAACTGTCAGAAATCATCAACCCACTCGGCACAACAATCCGTCCTTCAATCGAAGCAATCTCACGCGGAGTATTGCCAGATGCAGGTATGACATTTGAGATCCCAAAGATCACAGCAATGCCAACAGTCGCAGAGACAGCAGAAAATGCAGCATTCTCAGATACAGATCAGAACTCATCATTCTTGTCAGTGGATGTCAAGAAGTATGCAGGACAGCAGACATTCTCAGTAGAATTGCTAGATCGTACATCTCCAGCATTCTTTGATGAGCTAGTGCGCAACATGGCAGCAGCTTACGCAAAGGCAACAGATGCAGCCGTGCATGCAGCAATCGTTGCAGGTGCAACACTTGATAGCACAACAACTACAACATACCCAACAGCAACAGAATTGCTTGGAATCATTTCTCGCGGTGCTGCTTCTGTTTATTC